CCTATTACAGCAAAAGCAAGAGGAATGATAAACAGATTACTTGGAGGTATTGATACTTCAAAAGAAGATAAATTAGGAAAAAACATAGTAAACCAAGCAAAAAAATCAAAAAATTCAGCATCTTTTAGAGCGATGACAGATGTAGCAAAAGGAACTGCTCCAAGGAGAGGTCTTGCAAAATTAGCTGCTAGAGCTGGGAAAGCATTAGCTAAAACTCCAAAAGGAGCATTAGTTGCTGGTGGATTGATAGGAGCAGTCGCAGGTGCTCGTGCGATTGGTAGAAAATTTAATGAAATACGTAAAAAAAGAAGAGATGCTGCAATTGATAAACAAGTTGATAAGTATGTTGCAGATAGAAAAATACCAGGCGGTCCTAAAAAAGTAAATTATATGCCAGATAATATGTACACTGTGAAAAGAGATAAGGATGGTAAAGTTACTGGAACAGGAGATCAAATTAGAGTGGTACCTGGTACAAGAACGTTTCAAAGAATGTCTAAAGTTGGTGATGAAAAAAAGAGATCAAGATTCAGTCAACACACAAGAATGAAGTTAGGTAATTATGGTAGTCTTTCACCTATGGATGAAAAGATGGATTTGAAAAAAGCAGATATGGGTGAAGTTATAACAGATTTTCGTAAGTCTGATGCACCACAGTTTAAAGGAAAGTCTGATAAAAAGATACAAAAAATGGCGATTGCTGCTAAATTAGAAGCAGATGGTAAATCACTTAAAGATGAATATCTACCTGAAATATTAGATAAAAAGGATGTACCACATATTAAAAAATTAATTAAGAAACTAAAAGATGGATCTGAATTACACGCAAAACAATCAAAAGATTTAGAAGTAGCACTAAAAACTGAGAATACTGCAATTGAAAGTGAATTATTGATTCAAGATTGGAATAAAGATGATATCAAGTTTACAGAAATTGAAACTGTTGATATAATTAAACCAAAACCACTTAAAGAAAGTATGTCTAATTGGAGAGAAGATTTAGGTGAAGATTGGCAAAAGGTAAATCGTCAAGATAAGACTGATGGTTTGAGTAAAAAGGCAGTCAAAGCATATCGTCGTGAGAATCCTGGTTCTAAATTAAAAACTGCAGTTACAAAAGATCCTAAAAAATTAAAAAAAGGTTCTAAAGATGCAAAGAGAAGATTATCATTCTGTAGAAGAATGAAAGGTATGAAGAAGAAACTTACTTCTGCAAAAACAAGAAGAGATCCAGATTCAAGAATAAACAAGGCACTTAGAAGGTGGAACTGCTGATGAAAACATTTAAACAGTTGATGGAAGAACTTCCAGAACCAGTCACTCCAAAACAATTCGATGTATATAAATCTGATTTAAGATTTATAAGAACACCTGACATTATTAAAAAAGAAAATAGAAAATTTAGAAGTAAATATCCTGTGCCTTTTAATTTCTCTTTACCTCAAGCAAAGAAAAAATATACAGGTAAAATTGATAGCGATGTTTTAAAAGCATATCCTGAGTTAAACCCTGATAAACCTGGTGATTACACGAAATTGAAAAGATTAACTGCAAAGTTAAAAAAAGCATAATAAGAACATAGCATAAATAATCAATAAAAGTTTAGAATAATGATCACATTAATTAAAGGTACTGAAGCTGCGTGTGGCACTAATGCTGCAGGTGCATCCACCTTTGGTAGTGCTACAGCAGTTCGTCTCGTTAATAATGGTGGCACTGCAAGATTAGTCACTGTCATTGATGAGGTTGGAGGATCTACAACAATTGGAACTTTTACAATGCCAGGTAACTCTGTAGAAGTTGTAGAGAAAAAATCAACTGAAGCAATCTTTGCTGCAAACGCTGCTGTATTAGGTGCGAAAGTAGGATACACAATTAGTTAATAATTAAATTTTATAATGAGTGAAGTTTATCTTGGTAATCCCAATTTAAAAAAAGCGAATACTCCTATTGAATTTACACAGGAGAATATTGTTGAATTTTTAAAGTGTAAAGACGATCCTGTATATTTCGCAAATAATTATATAAAGATAGTATCTCTGGATGAAGGACTAGTTCCTTTTAAACAATATCCTTTTCAAAAAAAGTTAATTCAAAATTTCCATGAGAACCGTTTCAACATATGTAAGATGCCTCGGCAGACAGGTAAATCGACAACGGTTGTATCATATCTCTTACATTATGCGATTTTTAATGATAATGTTAATATTGCTATACTTGCAAACAAAGCTTCTACTGCCCGTGATTTATTAGGTAGATTACAATTAGCATATGAAAACTTGCCAAGATGGATGCAACAAGGTATAATATCTTGGAATAAAGGTTCATTAGAAATTGAAAATGGGTCAAAAATATCTGCTAACTCGACTTCTTCTTCTGCTGTTAGGGGTGGGTCTTATAACGTTATATTCTTGGATGAGTTTGCCTTTATCCCCAATCATATTGCTGACGATTTCTTTGCTTCTGTTTATCCAACAATTTCGTCAGGACAAAAGACGAAAGTAATAATTGTATCTACACCACGAGGTATGAATCATTTCTACCGAATGTGGCATGATGCAGAAAGAGAAAAGAATGAATATGTACCAACAGAAGTTCACTGGTCTGAAGTACCAGGTCGTGATGAAGCTTGGAAAGAACAAACAATCGCAAACACATCAGAGCAACAATTCAAAGTTGAGTTTGAATGTGAATTTCTTGGATCTGTTAATACTTTAATTAGTACATCAAAATTAAAAAATCTTGTATATGAGAGTCCAATTCAAAAAAATGCAGGATTAGATGTATATGAAGCACCACAAAAAGATCATAATTATTTGATTACAGTTGACGTTGCTCGTGGTTTAGGTAATGATTATTCAGCATTTATTGTTTTTGATATAACTAATTTTCCATATAAAGCAGTTGCAAAGTATAGGAGTAATGAAATTAAACCTATGTTGTTTCCAAGTATAATTGATGATATAGGAAAAGCATATAATAAAGCATTTATATTATGTGAAGTAAATGATATTGGTGATCAAGTAGCATCTATTCTAAACTATGATTTAGAATATGATAATTTACTAATGTGCTCTCAAAGAGGTCGTGCAGGTCAGGTCGTTGGTGCTGGATTTAGTGGTAAAAGGTCACAATTAGGTGTGAGAACAACTCAAGCAGTCAAAAAATTAGGTTGTTCAAATCTCAAAACACTACTAGAAGATGATAAGATACTCATTATAGATTATGATATTATCTCTGAATTAACTACTTTCTCTCAAAAACACAACTCATTTGAGGCAGAAGAGGGATGTAATGATGACTTAGCAATGTGTCTTGTAATATTTGCATGGTTAGTTGCACAAGACTATTTCAAAGAGATGACTGATAATGATGTTAGAAAGAGAATATACGAAGAACAAAAGAATCAAATAGAGCAGGATATGGCACCTTTCGGGTTCATGTCTGATGGAATGGATGATACTTCTTTTGTTGACAAAGACGGAGAGGTATGGCATACTGATGAATATGGTGATCGTTCTTATATGTGGGATTATATGTAATGGAATTAACTGCAAGAAATGTAATTGAATCTTTGTCTGAGATTGCTCCCTATATTGAAGCAGATGGAGGATTTGTAGAGTTTGTTGAAATAGAAGAAGAAACAAAGTTTGTAAAAGTTAGATTAGGTGGTGCCTGTACAAGTTGTGCAATGAGTGCTATGACTCTTAAACAAGGTATAGAAAATAAGATATTACAAGATATTCCAGATTGTAATGGTGTTATTCAAGTTTTGTAATGGATTTTGATGAACAACTTGAAGTTGATCATTTTGTTCTAACAGAACGTAAGTGTCGTGTTTGTGGTAAGATAAAAGATTTAATAGATGGATTTTACTTGATTAGAAAAAATAAAAGTATCCAATCATCTTATTCATATGAATGTAAAATTTGCACAATTGCAAGAGTTAAAAGTAAGAAAAAAGTAAAGATAAACAATTGGGAATATCCAGATTGGTAGTTCATGCACTGTTTCCCCGATGAAAATGGTGTTTTTAATAAATAATTTCAGAAAAAATATCCTGAGATTGGAGAATACAATATGGCTTTAAATTTAGCCTCTCCTGGTATAGTAGTAAGAGAAGTTGACCTCACCATTGGTAGAGTAGATGCTACAAGCGGCTCTATTGGTGCGTTAGTTGCTCCATTTACGAAAGGTCCTGTGGAGGACGCACAACTCATTGAGAGTGAGGAGGATCTATTACAGACTTTTGGACAACCATATTCGATAGATAATCACTATGAATATTGGATGGTTGCTTCATCTTTCCTTGCTTACGGTGGTACACTTCAAGTTATTCGTGCTGACGATTTTAACACACAGACTGGAGTTGGTCTGAAAAATGCTTTTGTAGGTGCTGCTTCAAGTATTAGAATCAAGAGTGATACTCACTATAACCAGTTAGGTTATGATGATAATACAATTACTGGTGTAACTGTTGCATCAAAAACACCTGGCACATATGCAAACGGATTAAGAGTTGCAATCATAGATGCAAAAGCAGATCAAGTATTAACTGTATCTGGTATCAGTACAGTTGGACTAGGTATTACACAATCTGCTGCTGGTAGAATCGTTGCTGGTGCTGGAGGAACAAGTGTTCTTGATGGGTACATTAAAGGTATTGTTACTGAAGTTGGTACTGGAACTATAAGTGTTAAAACTCTTGCTCATGTTTCAACTGCTGGCACAGTAACAAATGTTAACTATCAAAATGGTGGTGTTTACAACTTTGCAACTGGTAATATATCAGCATCAGCAGCTGGAACAAACATCGGTGGCACACCACAATCTGTCACAGCAGCGGTTGATTGGTTTGAACAACAAAATATTGTTTTAACAAAAACCGATACAAACGGTAATCCACTCAAGTTAGAATGGGATCAATTAGCAGACGCACCAGGCACATCATCTTACGCAGCAGAAAGAGGTGGTAGATTTGATGAAGTTCACGTTGTTGTTATAGATGACAAAGGAACAATTACTGGTAATGCTGGTACAATCCTTGAAAAACATCTAAACTTATCAAAAGCAAAAGACGCTGAATACTCTGTAGGTTCAACAGCATACTGGAGAAAGTATCTTGCAACTAACTCTGCTTACATTTACGGTGGTAGTGCTCCTGCTGGAATTACAACTAGTGGATTTACTGCTGGAACCGCAACTGCAGTTGGTAACTTAGACGCAGATAGTGGATGGGATCAGGATGCAAGTGCAGTTAACTTCGGATTATCTGGTGTAGTAACTGCTTCACTCGGTGGTGGTACAAACTACGGTGATAAAACAGATTACACAACTTCAGGTGCACTTACATCTGGTGTTGATGACTTAATCACTGGTTATGGTTTATTTGAAAATAAAGAAGAAATTGAGGTTGACTTTATATTGATGGGTGCTGCTCATCATCCGAAAGAGCAGTCTCAGGCAATTGCAGAGAAAATAATTGCAGTTGCTGAAGCAAGAAAGGATGCAGTCGCATTTGTTTCACCTCATCGTCAAGCATTCTTGAATGATAGTTCAGTTGGTGCTGTTACAGTTAATAACATCGACACAATGACAAGTAACATTGTTAGTTTCTTTGCTCCTATTACATCAACAACTTACGGTGTATTTGATAGTGGTTACAAATATATGTTTGACCGCTTTAACAATACATTTAGATATGTCCCATTAAATGGTGACATTGCTGGAACTTGTGCAAGAACTGATATTGAACAGTTCCCTTGGTTCTCTCCTGCAGGTACTGCAAGAGGTGCAATTTTAAATTCAGTGAAACTTGTCTATAATCCAGGCAAGAAACAGAGAGATATTCTATATTCAAATAGAGTTAATCCTGTTATGCTTTCACCAGGTGCTGGAATTATACTCTTTGGAGATAAGACTTCATTTGGTAAGTCATCGGCATTTGACCGAATCAACGTTCGTAGATTGTTCATTTTCTTAGAAGATGCTATATCAGCAGCGGCTAAGGATCAACTCTTTGAGTTCAATGATGAACTAACAAGAACAAACTTCGTAAATATAGTTGAACCATTCTTAAGAGAGGTTCAATCCAACAGAGGTATATTTGACTTTGTTGTGATTTGCGATGAAACAAATAATACAGGAGCAGTCATTGATCGCAATGAATTTGTTGCTGACATCTTTATCAAACCAGCAAGGTCAATTAACTTTATTGGTCTTACCTTCGTTGCCACCAGAACTGGTGTTGACTTTGAAGAAGTAATTGGTTCCGTTTAATTAACAGAGGTTTAAACAACTATGGCTAGAAATCAGGTAAATCCACCACCACTAAGGACGATTTCCGACTTTAAGAGTAAGTTGACAGGTGGCGGTGCTCGTGCTAATCTGTTTGAAGTAGTCCTCACATTTCCTGATGCTGCTACACCAACACAGGAAGTTCTTGACAAATCAAGGTTCTTGGTTAAAGGAGCAAGATTACCAGCATCAAACATTGCACAAATCGAAGTACCTTTCCGAGGAAGGGTTCTTAAAATCGCAGGTGATAGAACATTCGATTCTTGGACAGTAACAGTTATCAACGATACAGACTTCTCAATAAGATCTGCATTTGAAAACTGGATGAATACAATCAACAAATTAGATGATAACACTGGATTAGTTAATCCTGCTGCTTATCAATCCGATGCATTTGTATTCCAACTTGACCGTGATGGACAAACTTTGAGAAAGTATCGTTTCTATGATACATTCCCAACACAGGTCGGTCCTATCGAACTTTCATATGACGCTCAAGGTATACAAGAATTTACAGTTGAACTTCAAGTTCAGTATATTGAAATTATCAAAGGAGATAGTCCTGTAGCGGGCGGTGTGAACATCAGCTAAATAAACATATAACAAAAATATTATACTATGGCGAAACTTTTTGGTTTTTCTATTGATGAAACAGAGAATAAATCTCCGTCTATTGTCTCCCCTGTCCCCAAAAATAATGAGGACGGGGTTGATAATTATATAGCGAGTGGATTTTATGGTCAATATGTAGATATTGAAGGTGCATATCGTTCTGAACACGAATTAATTAAAAGATATCGAGAGATGGCATTACATCCAGAAGCGGATGGTGCTATCGAAGATGTTGTTAATGAAGCAATAGTTAGTGATCTATATGACTCTCCTGTTGAAGTCGAATTATCAAATTTAAATGCGAGTGAAAGTATAAAGAAAAAAATTAGAGACGAGTTCAGATATATTAAAGAATTAATGGACTTTGATAAAAAGTCTCACGAAATTTTTAGAAATTGGTATATTGACGGACGTTTATATTACCTAAAAGTAATTGACACAAAGAATCCACAGGAAGGATTAAAGGATCTAAGATATATTGATCCAATGAAATTGAAGTTTGTTAAACAAGAAAAAAGAAAAAATGGTAAGGACGATCCATTTGTAAGAATTAATAGTAGTAAAGAAGATGCTGTAATGACTCCTGAGTTTGATGAGTATTACATCTACACAATGAAACCAAATTATCCTACAGGGATGATTGCACAGGCAGGTAAAGGATCAACTAAAATTGCAAAAGATTCGATTACTATGTGTACATCTGGTTTAGTTGATCGAAATAAAAATCGTGTTCTTTCATATCTTCATAAAGCAATCAAAGCACTTAATCAATTAAGAATGATCGAAGATAGTCTTGTAATTTATAGATTATCAAGAGCACCAGAAAGAAGAATATTTTATATTGATGTAGGTAATCTACCAAAAGTTAAGGCAGAGCAATACCTTAAAGAGGTAATGAGTCGCTATCGTAATAAGTTAACTTACGATGCACAAACTGGAGAAGTTCGTGATGATCGTAAATATATGAGTATGATGGAAGATTTTTGGTTGCCAAGAAGAGAAGGTGGTCGGGGAACCGAAATCACAACACTACCTGGTGGACAAAATCTTGGTGAGTTAACCGACATTGAGTACTTCCAAAAAAAATTATATCGTGCATTAGGTATTCCAGAATCAAGAATTGCTGCCGAAGGTGGATTTAATTTAGGTCGTTCATCAGAAATATTAAGAGATGAACTAAAATTTGCTAAATTTGTAGGTCGTTTAAGAAAACGTTTTTCTGCAATGTTTAATGATATGCTCAGAACTCAGTTAATATTAAAGAATATTGTAACTCCAGAAGACTGGAATAAGATGGAAGACCATATTCAATACGATTTCTTATATGATAATCAGTTTGCAGAGTTAAAGGAAACTGAAATGATACAAGGTCGTTTAGGTAATCTCGCACAAATCGAACCTTATATCGGTAAGTATTATTCAACTGAGTTTGTAAGAAAGAGAGTGCTTCGTCAAACAGATCAGGAAATTGAAGAGATTGATATGCAGATTGAAGATGAAATACAAAAAGGAATCATTCCAGATCCATCTCAAGTTGACCCAATAACTGGTGAACCATTACCCCAAGAAGGTGGTGGTGATTTGGGAGTAGTTCCCGAAGATCCTAATCTTGATGCTGAAGGTCAAGTAACTGATGCAGAGTATCAGAAAGATACAAAAACAGCCGAGATATAAATAAACATATTGCTATAATTTAATCTTATGGAAGAATTAGTGGATTTGATTGCGACAGACGCTAGTGCTAGTGATGTATCTGATAAAATAAAAGATGCATTGATGGCAAAAGCAGCTGAACGTATTGACGCTTTTAAACCTGAAGTTGCTTCAACTGTCTTTGATGGTGAGGTTCCAGAGGAGGAAGAAGTCGTTGATGAATTAGAAGATGAACAAGAGAATGAAGAAGATGAAGAATCAACTGAAGAGGACGAATAATGAAACTTATCACAGAAGAAGTCTCACAAGTAAAATTTATCACTGAAAAATATAAAGGCAAAAAACGTCTTTGTATCGAGGGTGTATTTCTTCAAGGTGGTATCAAAAATCGAAACGGAAGAATGTATCCCGTTGACATTTTGGAAAAAGAAGTTAACAGATACAATAAAACTTTTATATCTCAGGGCAGAGCACTTGGTGAACTTGGTCATCCAGAAGGTCCTACAGTTAACTTAGATCGTGTATCCCACAAAATTACCTCGCTCGTAAGAGAAGGAAATAATTTTAGAGGAAAAGCGACTTTGCTTTCAACTCCTATGGGTAAGATTGCATCATCATTGCTAGATGAAGGAGTCAAACTTGGAGTATCTTCTCGTGGTATCGGATCACTGAGAGAAAGTAGTAATGGTTGTAAAATGGTTGGAGAAGATTTTCAATTAGCAACCGCTGCCGATATAGTGGCAGACCCTTCCGCACCAGACGCTTTTGTGAATGGAATTATGGAAGGAAAAGAATGGGTTTGGGAAGGAGGTTCACTCCGAGAACAACTCGCAGAGAAAACTGAGAAGCGTATTAACACACTTGTCACACAACAAAGATTAGAGGAAAAGAAGTTAAGTCTGTTCCAAGATTTTCTAAATAACCTCTAAATGTAAAAGATCTATAAATAAGTATAGATTCTAACGAATTTTAATAAATCCACGGTAACTTTTTACACTAAATGGAAAACATCGAAGAAAACGTAGTCACCAAAGGTGCAGCAAAAGCTGATCCAATGCCCGCATCAGGTGCACAAGTAGAGGACTTAGGTGGTCCTACACCAGAAAACTATAAACCTGATGACGATTCAGCGAAGCTGAAAGATCCTTCATTAACACTTGCACAAGTCAAGGATGTTGTTAATGCCAAAGCTATGAAAGCAGAAGAGGCAGAGACAGAGGAGGAAGTTATCGAGGAAGAGGAAGCAACTACTGATGAGGTAGTCGCTGAAGAAGAAGCAACATCTGAAGAGGAATCTGAAGAGGTTGTTGCTGAAGGAGAAACTTCTGAGGAAGAAGTCATCGAAGAGGAAGAGGAGAAAATCGACATCGAAGCAGATGTTGCTGCTCTTATCGAAGGTGAGGAACTCTCTGAAGAATTCCAAAACAAAGCAAGAACAATTTTTGAGGGAGCAATCAGATCAAAGGTTGCAGAAATCAAAGAAGAATTACAAGAGTCTTACGCTCAAGCACTCGTTGAAGAGTTAGACAAAATCAAGGAAGGATTAACAGAAAGAGTTGATGCTTATCTTGAGTATGTTGCTGATGAGTGGATGGATGAGAATAAACTCCAAGTTGAAGCAGGACTCAAAACAGAAATGACTGAATCCTTCCTAGAAGGTATGAAGTCACTATTTGAAGAACATTATGTAACTATCCCTGAAGAAAAATACGATGTACTTAATAGCATGGTAGATAAACTTGATGAAATGGAATCAAAACTCAATGAGCAAATAGATCGTAACGTTGCTCTTAATCGTAGATTGGCAGAATCCAATGCAGACGGTGTTTTCACTGCTGTAGCTGAAGGTCTTGCAGACACTCAGAAGGAAAAACTTGCTACTCTTGCCGAGAATGTTGAGTTTGAAAGTGAGACAGACTATCGTGAGAAACTAGTAACATTGAAGGAATCTTATTTCCCATCAAAAACTAGTGCTCCAAAGAGCACCTCTGAGAATTTATCAGAAGAGGTTTCAACAGAAGAAGTAATATCTGAGGATGTTACTCCTAGAATGCAAGCCTATTTGGATATCTTATCCAGAGCTGCGAAGAAGTGAATTTAACATTTATTCAAACAACAAACCGTAAGAGGTAAAAACTCAAATGCAAATGTATAACACAGAACACTTGCAGGAGAAGTGGGGACCAATCCTAGATTATAACGGAGTTGATCCAATCAAGGATGCTCATAGAAGAGCAACAACCGCTATCTTGCTTGAGAACCAAGAAAAAGAATTAAGAGAAGAGGCATCTTTTCTATCAGAACAGCCAACAGTAAATACACAGTCATCTGGTAGTGCAGCAGGTTTCTCTGCTGACGCAACTGCAACTGGTCCTGTTGCTGGTTTCGACCCAGTATTAATCAGTTTGATTCGTCGTTCAATGCCTAACTTGGTGGCATACGATCTTGCTGGTGTACAACCTATGAATGGTCCAACTGGACTTATCTTCGCAATGAGATCCAGATTCAACAACCAGTCTGGAACAGAAGCACTATTCAACGAACCAGATTCAGCATTCTCAGGTCAGAATGAAGGATTCGACGTAACCACAGGTTTCGTAAATGGTAACGTTGGTTTAGGTACAACTGCACAGAAGAAACTTGGAGATGGTGGAGACACCGATGCAAACCCAGGTCTTCTAAGTGGTGCTGCATCACCTACAGATGCTGTAGAGTACAACGTTGGTCAGGGTATGAGAACTGACTCCGCTGAAGATCTAGGTACAACAGGCGACGCTTTCAACGAGATGGCATTCTCCATCGAGAAAGTGACTGTTACTGCTAAGTCTAGAGCTTTAAAGGCAGAGTACAGTTTAGAATTAGCTCAAGACCTCAAAGCAATCCACGGATTGAATGCTGAGGCTGAGTTAGCAAATATTCTATCAACTGAGATACTTTCCGAAATCAACAGAGAAGTTATCAGAACAATCTATAACGTCGCTGAACCAGGTGCTCAGGCTAACGTTGCTTCTGCAGGAACATTCGACTTAGACACAGACTCCAACGGAAGATGGTCAGTTGAGAAGTTCAAGGGTCTTATTTTCCAGATGGAAAGAGATGCTAACGCAATCGCACAAAGAACTCGTCGTGGAAAGGGCAACATGATTATGTGCTCTGCTGACGTTGCTTCTGCATTAACTATGGCTGGTGTATTAGACTATACTCCTGCTCTTAATGCAAACTTAAACGTTGACGATACAGGAAACACATTTGCTGGTGTGTTACAAGGTAAGTACAGAGTGTACATTGACCCATTTGCTGCTAACGTATCAAGTACTCAGTACTACGTTATCGGTTACAAAGGTTCATCTCCTTATGACGCTGGATTATTCTACTGCCCATACGTTCCTCTACAGATGGTTCGTGCGGTTGGTCAGGATACATTCCAACCAAAAATTGGATTCAAGACCAGATATGGTATGGTTGAGAACCCATTCTCACAAGGAACAACTCAGGGACTTGGAACACTTACACGTAACACAAACCGTTACTACAGAAGAGTTAAGGTTGCAAACCTTATGTAATAAATATCTCGGTTCGAGATGGATCAAGAGACTCCTTTGGGGTCTCTTTTTTTGTCTAAATATTGTTATGGTTCTTAAACTTCTTCCCGATTCACACCCATTACTTCATTCTAGAGTTAAAGGATGTAGTGAAGATTTAGATCGTCCAGAAATGTCTCGACTTCTTGAAGAAAATATGAAACATCACGATGGTGTTGGATTATCTGCAAATCAAATTGGAATTAATGAAAGAGTTTTTATAATGATGATTAATTTTGAAACTGAAGAAACAATTACCTGTTTTAATCCTCGAATTGTAAAAAGATATAGTGGAGAAGTTTGTTTTGAAGAGGGTTGTTTATCTTTTCCTGATACTATAAGAAATATATCAAGACCTGATCGAATAGTGGTAAAGTATGAAGATGAGAATAAAAATGATCATAAAATTAAACTAGAGGGATTTGCCTCAAGAGTTTTTCAACACGAGTATGACCATATGCAAGGCATTGTTTTTACTCAAAGATAATAAATAATCAAAAAGATAATGACTAGTTCGGCATTCGGAAAACAAATAGCAAATAGAAACTTTCTATCAGGAGTAGGATTCAAATTTAATTTGACTAAATTTCCGAAGGTTGACTTTTTCTCAAATTCTGCTAGAATACCAGAGTTAAGCCTTGAACTAGCACAACAAGCATCATATTTAAAAAATATTGCTGTACCAGGTGAAAGACTAACCTTTGGTGATTTCACACTTCGATTCTTAGTTGATGAGAATATGGAAAATTATCAATCAGTTTATGATTGGTTAACAGGTTTAGGATTTCCAGAAACTACCAAAGAGTTTGCTGATTTGATTAAAGACTCTGATGGTCAAAGAGATCCAAAAGAAGCATTTTGTGATGGAACTCTTAGAATCTTAAACAGTAATTATCGTGAAGTTGCAAAAGTTAAATTTAAAGATTTATTTCCAATATCTTTATCATCACTCGACTTTGATGCAACAAATACTGACGTTCAGTTCTTTACAGCAGAGGCAACATTCAAATATACAATATACGATTTAGTAAGTAGCACTACATGAATCTTGAACAAATTCAGGAGATGTGGGAGAAAGACTCCAAGATCGATCCTGATAATTTACATGATGAATCATTAAAAATACCTCAACTTCACTCAAAGTATTATACTCTTTATAATACAATCACTTTGCTTCGTGAGCGAGCAAAAGAGCAATATGCTAAAGTTAGATTAGAAAGATATAATTATTATACGGGTAAAGCATCTGCAGAAACATATATTGAAGAACCATTTCCATATAAAGTTCGTGAAAAAGATGCGATTCAAAGACATCTTGAAGCAGATGATAAAATGAACAAAGTTGATATGAAGATTAAATATTATGACATAATGTTGAAATTTTTAGAAGAAGTTATAAGAGCAGTGTCGAATCGAACATATCAAATTAAGAATGCAATCGAATGGAATAAGTTTCAAGCAGGTTATAATTAATAAATAACTTAGTAGATTTACTAATACAATGAAGCCAACTCCAAGAGAAACAAAAAAGATTCACGAGAATTACGAGAAAGTAAAGCAACATCTTATTGATGAGAAGTATGCAATAGACGATGATTCTGCAGATAAAATTATCTCTGGTATGAGTCAGGATTGGTTTGATACAATCGTAGGATAGGTTTATAAAACACAGCTAAATAATTGATATTGATCGATGTTATGTCGCATTTGATAATATCAAAAAAGAATGAAGTGCATCTTCAGATTGAGTCTGATATGCACGTTTATTATGAGTTAGCAGACTATTTCACCTTTGAAGTACCTGGTGCAAAGTTTATGCCAACTTATAAAAATAAGTATTGGGACGGAAAGATAAGGTTATTTAATATTCAAAACAATCAAATATATGTTGGACTTTTAGATAAGGTCGTACAATTTTGTAAAGACCACGAATATACTTACGAATTTATAGAGAGTAAATTTTATGGTTTACCATTTGAAGTAAATGATGGTATTTCTGAAGAGGGTGTAAAGGATTATATGAATGCAGTA